TTACAGGGTTAGGGCTAATATCTGAAAGTGGCGCGGTTACTGTTGTCGGGAGCGAGATAATTATAGGCGCAAGCGGAGCAGGTGATTACAGGACTCCTCATGCGTGGCTTGATGTTTCAACAGACTCAAATAATAACGTCGTTGGTTTTGTTTTCGCAATTGAAAAGCTATCAACTGGCCTACTGTCATTCAGTCAGCGAGTGACAGGAAACCGTAGTGCAGCTCATGATCAACAAACTAACATAGCAGGAGGGGGGTTTGTGTCATCTCTTGTTGCTGGGGATAAAATATCAGTATGGGCTGCTGCATCGGTTAGTTGTAATTTAACGGTTTATGATGCAAATCTAGGCTTGGAAATGGCGATCCCTGCATCGTTTAAGGTGTAACTTATGGCTTTAATTTTAGAGGACGGAACAGGCGTGGCAGATGCTTCGTCTTATATTTCAGAAGTAGACGCACAAGCAATGGCTTTACTTTATGGCTTAACGCTACCTGCTGTCGTTGCTGATGCAGAGATCGCATTACGGCAGGGCTATTTAAACCTAAATACTCACGAGGCGCAGTTGCAAGGCGCTAGATATTACTCTGTGCAAACTGGAATATTTCCTCGCTTTGCCGTTTATGCAAATGGCTTCTTGCTTGATGTTGCAACAATACCTAATGATTTAATATTGGCGCAGCTATACGCGGCATCTGCAATCTCCGGCGGCGTTGACACAAACGCAGTTGATAACGGGCAAAACTTAGCTTCGTTTGATGTTGCTGACGTTTACAGCGAGTCGTACCAGGATGGCGCAAGAGTGAAAGTAAACAGCCGCATACAAGGCGTTTATAATTCTCTTCAGCAATATTATAAATCCGCGTTGGTTGGTGGTCAGAATCATCGTGAATTTGAGTGGTTGACATAATGGCAGGGCAAGATATAGCTAACAAAGTTAAATCGGGATTGCTTAAAGCCGGTGTAAAAACCGGTAACGGCACGAGCACTATTTACTTGAATAAAAAAGTTTATAGCGCAGGCAATCCAATCAACCCACCGACTGAAACTGTCACGCCTATTTTATTAGTCGATGCAATCATTAAAGATTTTAATAAAAGTTTAATTGATAATGATTTAATTCGAGGCGGTGATAAACAGCTTGTGTGCAACGGTGATATTGCAATCGTGCAGAATGACGAGATTAACGTTAACGGCAAAATTCACGCGGTTATAGCTGTTGATGTTAAAATGCCTGCAAACGTACCACTAGCGTATATAGCGCAGTTGAGAGCGCAGTAATGGCGCTTAAAGGGTTAGGTAATGTGCGCAAGGCTTTGGGTGAAGTTGAAAAGCCTTTAAATAAGCATCTAAGAGGTATTTTTCTTCAGGGGCTAGGCAATATTGCAGGCGGTGGACCTGTTGATGAAGGCCGAGCAAGAAGCAACTGGTTTTTAAAAATCGGATCTCCATCAAATAAAACAACGAAACAAATAAACGGCGATCCGCACTTAGGCAGGATGTCCACCAATGTTCTTGGAAAGAAGATATTTTACACTAATAATTTGCCGTATATAAGCAAATTAGAGTACGGTGGATTCCCAGGTAACGGCCCTAAAACAGCGCTAGGTTATAGTGACCAAGCCGTTGGTGGTTGGGTTAGGGTGGAATTACTTAGAATGCGCAAAGGAATAAGGGCTATTAAATGAGTCAACTATCAATAAGAAACGATTTATTAACGCAGGCAATAGCGACAATCGAAACAGGTTTGGGGCTTGATCTTGTTTATGAGAATAACGACTTCGATCCAACTGGATTGGCGGCGTGGTGCTCTTATCACTTCATACCTGCAACTTCTGAATCATGCGGCAAAACTGTCAACTCAAGCGATGAAGAGCGCGGATTTATTCAGATCTCTGTATACGTTAAAACAAACGCGTTAACCTATGACAATGAACAGTTGACAATCATTGACGAGATAAAGAAAGCGTTCTATTTTGGCGCGGTGATTGGCGATGTTCAGGTGTTGGAAGTAACGCTCAACAATGGATATACAGTTGAGAGCTACTTCAAGAGGGATGTCACAATTAATTATTCGGCGTTTACATCAAGGGTATAGAGATGCTGCTTTAGATAGTGTGCGATGCTTTTATTTTCATTCATCGCATTCTCTATAGCTTTGGGTTAGTCAGAAGATTGCGCGGCAATTCATTGGCTAGTTGAACTTTCGGGTTGCATTCCCTAGCCGCCTTTTAACCTTAGCACTTGATGTGCTATAATGCAATAAACAAACTAAACAAATAAAAGAGGTTAAGTATTATGAGTGGAGAATTAAACGGAACGGCGGTCATTGTCTCTGATTCGGCTAACGAGATTGTAGGGCAAGGAGAATGCACGTTAACATTCAACGGGACACCTATCGACATCTCCAATAAGTCCAGCGGTGATTACATTGCTTTATTGGATGGCGAGTTAGCAGGTAAACAGTTGCAAGTTTCAATGACAATTGTCTATAACGACGATTCAAACTATGAAGCAATGCGAGCTGATGCGCTAGCTGGTGCTCAATCAGTATATAGCATTACATACGGGGCAACAGGTGAGATCTTCAGTGCTACGTTTGTTCCAACAGGCTTGAGTGATGCGTTACCACATGGAGATAAGGTATCAACAAGCCTTACTTTGATGTCTAGCGGTGTTGTGACGCACACGCCGGCAACAGTTATTTAAGGCTTAATATATGAGACTTTGCTATAAAGAATATCCTTACAAGATGTCTCTAGGAGCAATGAAGCAGTTTAAGCAAGCCACAGGTAAAGATCTGTGGTGTACTTTGCTGCAATTCATGGAGTGTTACGCAGAAAGCGCGGACCAATCGCTTGTTGCTAGAATGCGTAAACTGTATGAAGTTGTTGACTTTGAAACGGCGTCACATATCTTTCACTCATTAATTAGAGCTGAAGATAAATCAATTCCACTTATTGAGATTGAAGATGCGATGTTTAAAGTCGGATGGCTTCCTACAGAGCGCGATGGTGACATGTCCGAGCCTTGGCCTTTTGTTTTAGTGCCATTGGCTCACGAAATAAATAAACAGTTCGAGATGGATGCCAGCGAAGCAAAAAAGTAACGTGCAGTTATCAATCACCGATTAAGCGCAAACTTAAATCATTCGAGTTTGACTTTTTCGGCTATTGGAAATACTGCGTTAAAGAGCTAAAGATACAACCATATGAAGCGTGGAATCTTGATTTTATAGAGATTAGATGCTTGGCTGAATTGTCGGATAATAAAGCACAGGATTTATCATTAATGCTAAACTTTGAGCGTAAACAAAATGGCGCTACTAATAAATTTTTATGTATGGCTCAAGGGGTAACTAATGGCAACTGAAAAATTAATAGTTGAGTTGGATGCTAAGACGCAAAAGCTAGATAAGGCGCTTAAATCTACTGATAAAAAACTTTCTACTTTAGATAAGCAAACTAAAAAGACTGATAAAAGTTTTGACAAACTATCTAAAACAGCGAGCAATTCTTCCTCTTCATTTATATCATTAAACAAAATGATTGTCGCTGGTTCTGCTGCTATGCTGGCGCTCAGTGTTGTAACTAAAAAAGCAATAACAATCTCCGACGAGTACAACGTTTCACAAATCAGAACGGAGGCGGTATTAAAAGCAACAGGTAACGCGGCAGGGTTTACATCTGGGCAATTGAGGGAGCAGGCTGACGCACTTGCATTAACCACGCTTGCATCTACTAAAGGCGTTCAAGAAGCTCAAGCTAAATTATTAACATTCAATAAAATCTCTGGTGACATATTCACTGAGACAATAGAACTGTCTCAAGATCTTGCTGAGTTAGGCTTTGGATCTGTCTCCTCATCTGCGCTACAACTTGGTAAAGCACTCCAGGATCCTGCAACTGGATTAAGTATGCTTAATCGTGTTGGTATAACATTTAGCTCAACTCAAAAAGAACAAATAAAGCTTTTATCAGAGACAGGAAGGAGCGCAGAGGCTCAAAGGATTATACTTGCAACACTTCAAAAGCAAGTTGGCGGCGTAGGTGCGGCAGTAGCTAAAGACTCACTGGCTGGCAAGATGGACACAGCTAGTCAGAGGTATGATGAGTTTGCCGAAAATCTAGGCAAAAAGTCAGGGCTGCTAAAGGCTGCAAAATGGTCTGTTGATCAGTTGGCAGGGTCTTTTGATTATTTGTCTGCTGCACTTGCATTGCCTGATATTGACGACACGCTGGCAACTGCACAGAACACTATGGACGGGTTAAATTCTACTATAGGAAAGCAATCGGAAAAGCTTGCTGGCGCAAATAAAGAACTAGAAAGATCTCAAGGAAATTATATAAAGCAGATCGATTCTAGGATGAAAATAAGCAAGATAGAATCTAACTTAGCAAGGCTCGAAAAAGAAAAAATAAAAAGGGCAGCAGAGCTTGATGCAGCAACTAAAGCGGTCGAAGATAGGGATGAGAAAATAGCGCAAGCAAAAATCGACTCTGAAAAAGTCAAGGAAGCAACTATTTTAGAAAATAAAAAAGCTGCTGTTGCTGCTGAAGCTGTGATAGTAAAAAAAGCAGCGGAAGATGCAGAGGAAAAACGCGCGGCAGCGGAAGCGGTTATAGCTGACAGGCTTGAGACAGATGAACAAAGGCTATTAGATCGATACAATAACGAGCTAGTTTTAATCGGTGAAAACAACGATTTGAAATTAGGGTTAGAACAAGAGTATCAAGACAATTTAGCAGCAATAAAGCAAGCAGCGGCAGACGCAGACGCAGTAAGAGAGGTCGAGCTGTCTAGCGTGTTTAGTAATTTGGCTGGCGATGATGCTGATGAGATAGACAAAAAGAACAAAGATAAAGAGAAAAGCGATGCCGCATATCTTAGTGCTGCGCTATCAATAGGTAATACTCTTGCAGCAGGCAATGAAGATGTGCAAAAACTTTCTATTGTTGCAAACACAGCAGCAGGTATAACAAGGCAGTTTTCAGATCTTCCATATCCAGCTGCATTGGCAACATCGGCGGCAATTGCAATCAGCGGACTTACTCAGCTTAGTAACGTTGGCAGCGGCTCAATATCAGGCGGCACTGGTGCGGCTCCTGCAACTACGCAACCAGAGCCAACAACAGAGCTAACTGTAAGCGACACAGATGCAAGCGGTGCAAGTGCGTCTCAAATACTAACAATTAAAATAGACTCTGACGACAGTGAGTTAGCGGTTGCTTTAAGTGGTATACTTGGCAAAGCAAAAGTTGACGGGGTAATATCATGATTGTATCTACATCAAACATAGCAAGCACAGCGACTATCACGGCAACACCAGAAAGCGCGTTGCAAGACATCAACGTCATAACAGATGGAGATTATTCAAGCGTTTATACTGACACGCTTGCTGGTACAGTGCAGATTACTTTCTTATTCGCTGAGCCTACAGCAATAGGCTATATTGCAATAGGTGGCTCTAACATTGGCAGAAAATCGAAGCTAAAAATAACATCCTCAGATACCGGGCAGCCAATCAACTTCTTAACATCTAACCTATCTCAGCTTGTAACGGCAGATGGTTTTGATTTTGCTGTATCTCTTGGCAATTCAATAGACGATTCAGCAATGAACTTGTCAGAGTCGCCGGTGCTGATGTATAAGGTTGATATGATCGGGGCTTTGTCCGTGACAATAGTTGTTGAGGGTGCCGGTCAGATTTCAATTGCAGAGATCGCAATGGGTGATTACTACGAGATCCCAAGAGGCGAGCAGTCAGGCTACGCTAGACCGTGGACAGTTCCTAATATTAAATCACGCTCAACAGTTGGGCTTAATAATTCACCGGTCAACCTGTCGTATGAATCAAGGTCTCTAAGTTGTACGCTGAGCGTCCCTAACAATATAATGACAGATTTCGCAGGCTGGTATAACTTCATTAATTTTGCTGCAAATAATACTTTTTACGTCCTAGAAGATGATAACAAGTTCCACTCTTATTCTGGATTCGACGCAGTGCCAGGTATGACAAAAGCGCACAGTCAAACTAGATCGCTTGGGGCTTCATCTATAAGCTTTAAGGCGTTTGCTAAATCAACAGAGGCATTGTTTTAATGGCTATTAAAGATAACTTTAAACAGAGTCACTTTGTATTGTATGAATTGCAGTTACCTTATCATACAGTGTGTACACCAGTTGAGGGGGTGAATGAGGCTTGGCACACGCCGCTTACTTGCACTGAGCCTGTAAGTGACGCGACCTACTCGCTATGGTTCACTCGAAACACATCACCTATCATGTCACCGCCTTCACAGTCAATCGGAATTAAATCCCGGCTAAATAGCTCAGTTTTCCGTGTCGTTCAAAATGGAAGTGAGGCAACACCTCGATTAAACGTTGCAGAAGGGATGGCAAGTCGCGGCAAGATGTCTGTGACAATGAGCGATTTCGATGGCGATCCTGGCCCAATTAATTTCAGTGATGCTGGCACTTTTTTCGGTAAACTATTAGCGCGGAATGTTTTAGACGGTAAAAAAATAATCAGCCACTACTACTCAATTACTCCTGAGTCAGCAACGCCGATTGAGGTTGGCTCCTCTACGCATTTCATAGAATCTTCATCGTTAACTGGTGGCAGATTCTCACTGCAAGCGAAAGATGCCTTAAAAGATTTAGAAGCATTTAGCCAACAGTTTCCGATACCTACAGAGATCGAGCTAGTTGGAGACATAACAGCAGATACAACAACGGTCACAGTTACAGACGGAAGCAAGGTGTCAATTGATGACGTTATTATCATTGACAAGGAATTTATAAAGGTTCAAAGCATCGCAGGAAACGTGCTAACAACTTGCACGAGGGGGTCTACACTTGTTGCTGATGATTTAGTGACTGTTATATCCAAAACAGAAAAGGAAGCGCACGCTGACGATTCAGCGGTGCAAATTTGCTATGTAATGAGCAAAACTTTTTTGCCGGATGCGCTAAAAGATATCTTTAAAGCGGTAGGGCTTGAGGCGTATATACCAACAGTGCCAGACCAATGGTTCGACGAAATAAATGAATGGAACTCAATCGCGAATCTTTACGGCGTATTCCACAAGCCAGAGAAGGCGGTAGACTTAATTAACCGCTTGCTAACGGCTTACATGGTTGACATGTGGCTAGATCAACCAACACAAAAAGCAATCGTCAACGTATCGTCGGCGTGGAAATATGGAGAGCGAATCATTGAAGAAGGAAACGATTTACATGATCTAAAAACTTCAACGCAAGCAAACACGCGATTTAGCCGAGCGTATATCTACAATAAAAAGTATTACCAAGCAGAACCCGACGACTCAGTAAACTACTCACGGTTGACTTTATATAAAGACTTGGCAACTGAAACTAGCGATTTATACGGATCTATTAAAGTTAAAGAATTTGAACCGAGCAATTTTATAACGAAAGATAGCGCGTTTTCTTTGGTGTCGCGATACGTTGAAAGGTTCGCAAAAACTCCACAATTGTTTAGTTTCAAAATGGAGGAGCGAAAGCTAGCAGGGCTGGCGATTGGTGACGTTGTAAGCATTGTTACGAGAGATACACAATCAGCAGCAGGATCATATTTAACAGCTAAATCAAGAGCGCAGTTAATAGAGATTAAACCGGGGCTTAATTCTGTTGGGCGCATTTACGACGTTAAAGCGCTGAGTTACATCCCTAGCTTAATAGGTGTCGGAAGTGATCAGATCTTAAAGTTTATAACTGGATCAGATAACGCACTGCCCAGCTTATTTGTTATAGCAGGAACTCCAAACATCAGGGTAGATGCTACCTTTATTTTCGACGGCGCAACAATCGGATCTGAATCAACAGATTCAGCTTCAATAAGAGCTGGCGGTTTTATAGCAGGAAGCACGATTAAGCTGATATTTACAAACAACTCAAAGATATCTGCAAGAGGTGGTGATGGTGGCGATGCTTACGTGGACTCGTCTATAAATTTCACCGGCGGAACTGCTGGCAATGGCGCTAATGGCGGTGCTGTATATCAGTCTGGTGGAGTGATCACTTCTATTTATTTAAACTACGGAGTTGTAGATTCTTACTCAACAGCGGCAGAACTATATGCTCCTGGTGGCGGCGGAGGTGGCGCATCTGCTTATAGGTACGAAGAAGACCCTTATAGAGCGTATGGAGCGGCTGCTTCTGGCTCTGGCGGATCTGGAATACCTAGTGGTGGAGCTGGTGTAGCAACAACATTCAAAGGTGTTGCGGAGCAAGGTTTTGATGGTAGCTTTGAATTTGGCGGAGCAAGTAAAGCGGCTACTATGAATTACGGGGTGAGGTATATTTCAGCGATTGGCGGCGCAGGCGGCGGCTCTAGCAGTGGCGGCGCAGGAACAAAGGCATCCAGCGAAGCATCAGTTCTTGTATCCGGCTCAGGAGGCCTTGCTGGCGGCGCAATTAAAGGGACAGGAGTCACTATATACAATCTAGCAGCAAGCTCAGATAAATTTAAACCAGGCAACTCAGACGCATTCACATTAATTACAGTATAACGGGATAATAAAATGGTTGATTATGTAAGCACATTTACAGGGACTGAAGTGGATGATTATCTTCAGTTTTCAAAAACATCTCTTGAGGGGCTGTCATTGCCTTCAGTATCTAGTTTGCGGCTGTTAACTGCAAGCGATGGCGATTCAGCAAGCGTTTTCATTAACGGGGTAAGTTATTCATATGTCTTTTCATCGTCGTCTTCACAGTCAGATAATGGCGTTACGTGTATCTCTGACTCTAGTTTGGTAGGAAGATGGCAGCAATCAAGCACTATATTTGATAGTATATTTACTGTAAATGTCCCTACTGACTTTGCAACTCTTGAGTTAGCTGTGCAGTATGCGTCTAAGTATCGACCTACTTATATAAAGGCTACTGGGCAAGCTCAGAACAGAATCTTTATAAACATTGAGGCTGGCACTACTATAACATCTGGTATTGATGTTAGAAACCTAGACTTATCTTATATCTGGATAGTATCAGAGGATGCTATTGTCCCTGTTAACTACGACCCCGGCGTTGGTGGTTGGTTTATGTATGCTGAGAAAGGTGCAGTACAGTGTAGCATTAATACCATATTTGATATGCAAAGCATCGGCTGGGACGCTTACTATGTAAAATGGCATTCAGAAGGCTTTATTCATGCTGGCGCTGGCTTTATTAACGCAGCTCATAATAATATAACAGCAAATTCAAGCGGTAGAATTTCAGGGCGCGAGGGGATATTTACCGGAGCTGGTTTAAATGGAGCACAAGCTGAAAAATCATCATGGATTCAGTTGAGGGAAGCAGATGTTTCCGGAGCTACGTTGGAAGGTGTATATGCGCTTAACGCTTCAACTATAGACGCGAGACAAGTCAATGCTGATAATTGTGGCGGTCACTCTATATTGGCAGAGCTTGCGAGCACAATAAACGCTTTCGGCATGAGTGGCGATAGTTCAGGAGGGATAACACTAAGAGCATCAGCCTGCTCAACAATAGAAGCAGGTCAATCTACGCTAACAAACTCCGGTGACAGTTGCGCTTTTGCTTCTAATGTATCGCGTATTAACATTTCAAAAGCAACATGCACAAACGCAACTAACTCAGTTTGTTTATCATCTAGTGGCTCAACAATTAACGCTGAAAACGTAGACGGAACGACAGCAGGAAGTGTAATAGCTGCGTTTAGAGTGCTCAGTGGTGGAATTGTAAACGCGCACAACACCTTTGGGACAATAAGTCTGGCTGCAATAAACACAATTGAAGCGAATGGTATAATCTTCAAGCAGACTTAAGGTGATTTAATGGATATATTCAAAAGAGTATTACTTGCAGCAAATCAGGCTGCTTGTTTAATCCTAACCGGTCAGAACGACTTAACTATTAGCGCGTGGGCTTACGTCAAAAAGATTGAAGATGATAAGCATTTTTGCAACAATGCTATTAATAAGCTGTTTTGGTGGCAGCCTAATCACTGTAAAAACGCACTAATATGGGAAATTGAGGAAGCAAGAAAGCAGCAAGAAAGGTTTAAAGCTGCTTATTTGATAGCTACTCACTCAGGCTAACTTTAATATCTACGCGGCCTCCCTTAACCTTTTCGCCTTTTGTAATTAAAAGGCGAATTACTTGCGCATCATCATTCCAGAAGTTGGCAAGTGATAGCGCATCAAACAGGCTCTTGCAGAAGTTATCAATATCGTAACGTCTTAATGAAGGTGGATTCAAAACAAGCTCTACACTTACGGGGTTTATTATTCCTTCATCTGAAAGCCCGATCTCTTTTAGTCGCTCAATAGCTTTGACTCTATAATCACGACCACGCTTTGTTAATATCATTCTATTTCTAAATGGTGACTTCCACGAGTTAACAGATGGCGGAAATGGCATGGTAAATTCATAATCAGACATTCAACTTTCTCCTTTATAGCCCTATAGCTTCATCAATTTCTTTCTGCAACTTTCGCTCGTTCATCTTATCTGCAAAAGCTACAAATGCCGATGCCTTTTTGCAGATTGCCGCCCTTGTCTGCTCCTTGCTAATTGGCGATCTTTCCTTGATTGATTGGTTAAAAACTCGCTCTTTTAATTTTAACTTGTCGCGCTTCATTTCTTCTCTGCAATCTATGCATATGTGCTTTAGCATCTCTCCAGGTGTGCCAAATGCTTTTAATCTATCTATAACATCAAATTCTCGGCCACACGGACCTAAACATTTTAATTTACCCATGATTTTATCCTTAGCCCGGAGTTAACCGGGCTTTGATTGGTTAACTATCTTTGTTGACCTTGAAGCGGTGCGTCGCCCCATGATTGAGGCGCGGCTTGCTGTGGTTGGTGCTGCGGCGCTGGCTGTTGATATGCAGGAGCCATTTGTGGTGCTGCTTGTTGCGCTGGTCTTGGTTGCGCTTGTTGCTGTGGTGCTGCTGATTGCCCTTGATTAACCTTGTTTAGCATTTCGAGCTTACTATCAAATCCGCGCAAAACAATCTCAGTACTGTATCGATCAGTGCCATCTTGAGCTTGCCATTTACGAGTTTGAAGCTTTCCTTCAATATAAAGCTTAGATCCTTTTTTTACATATTCACCAACAATCTCAGCTAGTTTGTCAAACACAGCGATTTTATGCCATTCTGTTTTTTCTTTCTTTTCTCCTGTTTGCTTATCTTTCCATGACTCGCTTGTTGCTAAAGAGAAATTAGCAACTGCTTTACCGTCTGGCATGTAGCGCATTTCTGGATCTTTGCCTAGATTACCGATTAAAATAACTTTATTTACTGACATTTTATTTCTCCGTGTTGTTTAGACTGGCAATTATGCCAGCCTGTTAATTATAAAAAACTTTGTATTTTTGCTTTGTATGCTTGGTCGTCTAACTGGTCTAATACTGTTATATCAACTTTAGCTGCATTGATCCACGTTAGATCCGTTTCTGTTGGTTTTGCTGCTTCAACAATTAACAGCGGAATAGTTGCTTTTCTGCGCTTGCCTCTTGAGAGCGCAATAAAAGCGGTTAGCCCTTTTTGCTCAATGTCAGATAATGCGCTTATGCGAATACCTCCGATCTCTTTGCCTGCCCACTTAACCGTGTCATCACCGTAAAGCTCTATACTTTTTCCAATCCAGTTGTCCGACTCTTCTCCATAAGCCTCGCAGATTAAGCGGATCATACCTTTGCTTGGCTTCCACGGCTTGCCATTATGATCGGTGTAAAAAATAGAAACCGGTTGCTCTGAATTAGTAACACTTACTTCTGTTATTAAGATAATGCGCTTGTGACCGCTAAAATCATCAAAATTAAGCTGGTCACTTT